TATAAACGCAATTAAAAAGATACATTTTGATAATTTGTATATATCAACAGATGAAAAAAATCACAATATAATAATAGACTTATTACAATTATATCCGTATTTGCAATTAATTAATTATGATGAAATTGCTACATTTCAATTTGCAAGCACGTGTAAACATATAATATTATCACATGGATCATTTTCAGCACTAATTGGTTATTTGTCATTTTTTTCTAATATATATTACCCTGAATATGAATTAAATAAAACATGGTATGGAGATATGTTTTCTATTGATAAATGGATTAAATTACGCGTTAATTAATCGGCGTTTTAAATGTAAAAATGTGGAATGACCTTGAATATGAAATGCTAGAAATAAATGATATTTATAAAGTTATAGTTGATTTTGTTAGCGAAGATAAAAAAATAACTATAAATAAATTTAGAAGATGGATTACAGACAATTATACAAGTATTCAGATGCATTATGATAATTTATTAAATAATAAAATAAATTTGTTTATTACGTTTAGTTAAATGAGAAAATGTATATAATTCATAATAAAAACAAAATATAAAATTTATATATTGAATTTATATAAGCATAAAATATGAGTAAAAATCCTTTAGAAGCATTAAAATTAAAATTAATGGTTAAACCAACAATTAAAGAGAGAGAACCAGTAGCTGTAATTATTAAAGGAAAACAACAACCAAAACGTACTGTAATTTTTAAAAATATTTTTGAAGACAATAATGATTTAGAAGAGGGCGAAGAAATTGATATTGAACAAGTTAATGTTAAAGAAATAAATAAGGATGAAAAAGTAAAAGAAGCTCCACAAAATATAAAACAAACAATACCTTTAATTGTAGATGAAACTCATAAAGGCATTAAATTTGATAGAGCTACAATAATGAATAATTTAACTCAACATCGTCTTGCGAAAACAATTAAACCAATGATTGTTGAACCAGAACCTTTAAAAGAAACCGTTACATTAATAGAACCAGTAAAAAAAATTAAAAAACCCAGAAAAATTGCAAAACTTATTATTAGAGGTGATGAAGAAGATGGTATTATTCCGGAAATACCTAAAGAAAAACAAGAACAAATACAAGAACAAATTGTTGAAGACCCCAAAATAATAGAAGACACAAAAATAATAGAAGACCCCAAAATAATAGAAGACCCCAAAATAATAGAAGAAAAAGAAGGTCGAATTACTATTAAACCAAAAAAATTAAAAGAAAAACCTCAAAAAGGAATTGCAAAGTTAGGTGCAGAAACAATTGTTGCAATTGGAGATACAGATTTAACGAAACGATTGCCAAAACCTAAAGAGCCAATTATCATTAAAGTTTCAAGTTATTATATGAATAATAGAGAGATATTTGTTAATTTTATAAATTCTATATTTGAGCCTTACCGTTTAGAGTTGCAAGAAAATAAAGAAAATATTAGTTGTAAAGATATTGGTAAAACGAATAAAGATTTCTCTCTTTTAACACATCAAAAGATTGTTAGAGATTATTTAAATTTGTTTACTCCTTATCGTGGACTATTATTATATCATGGGCTAGGTTCCGGAAAAACTTGCACTTCTATTGCTATTGCGGAAGGTATGAAAAATTCTAAACGGGTTATTATTATGTTACCGGCATCTTTGCGTGCAAATTACATTAAACAACTAAAAGAATGCGGCGATCTTCTATATAAAAAAGAACAATTCTGGGAATGGATATCTACCGATACAAATCCAGAAGTTGCTGAACCAATGTCTGCTATTTTAAATTTGCCCTTAGAATACATTCGTAGACACCGTGGGGCTTGGTTTGTTAATATTAAAAAAAAATCAAATTATAAATCCTTATCTGACGTAGAGAGAAAATCGTTAGATTCACAATTAAACGAAATGATTAATCAAAAATACTCGTTTATTAATTACAATGGGTTACGAAGTCAACGTTTGTCTGAAATGACTGCTGGATTTACAAAAAATTTATTTGACGATTCTGTTGTTATAATTGATGAAGCCCACAACTTAATAAGTAGAATTGTTAACAAAATAAAAAAAGAAAAAAATATTCAAGAAAATAAAAGAGGATTAAAGGATACTTTACCAACGAATTTATCTTTAAAATTATATGAATTACTTTTAAGCGCCAAAAATGCAAAGGTTATATTATTATCTGGAACTCCGGTGATTAATTATCCAAATGAATTTGGAATACTTTTCAATATTTTACGAGGATACATTAAAACATGGAATATACCTCTTGATGTACAAACAAGTGCAAAGACAGATAAAAAAACACTTCAAGATATGTTATTAGGAGAGAAATCGTTAGATTATTTAGATTATTCACCTTCAAGTGGAATGTTAACTATTACTCGTAATCCATTTGGATTTAAAAATAAGATTAAAGTTGAATCTGGATATCAAGGTGTATCGAATGTTAGCAAAAATGCAAAAGGTGAAAATACTCTTGAAGGTGATTTTATTAGTGATGATGATTTTGAAAAAAAAATAATCGGAATTTTAATTAAAAATCAAATTAAAGTAATAATGAGCAATATTGAAATAAAAAATAAAAAAGCATTACCAGATACATTAGATTTATTTGAGTCACAATATATTGATAGTAGCACAAAATTAATTAAAAATTCTGATGCACTAAAACGGCGCATAATTGGTTTAACCTCATATTTTAAAAGTGCTCAAGAAAATTTATTGCCGAAGTACAATAAAGAAAAAGATGTAGATTATCACATTATTGAAATACCTATGAGTAATTTTCAATTTAAAATTTATGAAAGCGCAAGAATTGAAGAGAGAAAAATGGAAAAACAAAAAAGAAAACCATCTATGAGTGATGATCTTTATAAAGAACCTTCGTCTACATACAGAATTTTTTCAAGGTTATACTGTAATTTTGTTATGGAGGATAGACCATTGCCTATTATTTTAACAAAAAAGGCTGATGAAGAAAAAGAAGAACAAGGAAAAGAAGAACAAGGAAAAGAAGAACATGAAGAAGCAGAAGAACAAGGAAAAGAAAAACAAGGACAAAAAAAGAAAGAACTTAGTAATGTTGAATATTTACTTAAAAAAGCGAGAGAAGAAGAAACAAAACAAGATGTAGACAATGAGCGTGAAGGTGAAGTAGAAGGTGATGAAATATTAGATAAAATCGGCGGTATATCTTATAAAGAACGTCTTGATAATGCTCTGAAATACATTAAAGATAATTCAAATGAGTTCTTAACTATAGAAAAATTAGAAACATATAGTCCAAAATATTTGCAAATGCTTAAAAATATTACTAATCCGCGATATATGGGCTTACATTTAGTGTATAGTCAATTTCGAACAATGGAAGGTATTGGTATTTTTACCTTAGTCTTAGATAAAAATGGATTTACTCAATTTAAAATTAAAAAGAATAGTCTTAACGTATGGGAAATAGATATTGATGAAGCAAATAAAGGAAAACCTACTTACGCATTATATACTGGAACAGAAACATCTGAAGAAAAAGAAATTATTAGACTTATTTACAATGGAGAATGGGAACAAGTACCAGAAAGTATTTCAAAAGAATTAAAGAAAATTGCACACAATAATAATATGGGTGAAATTATCAAAGTTTTAATGATTACTTCTTCTGGATCTGAAGGTATTAATTTGAGAAACACACGATATGTTCATATTATGGAACCTTATTGGCATCCAGTGCGTTTAGAACAAGTTATTGGACGTGCAAGACGTATATGCAGTCATGAGAATTTACCAAAGCCATTACAAACCGTTGAAGTATTTGTGTATTTAATGAAATTTTCTGTTGAACAATTAGCTTCTGATATTTCAGTTGAATTAAAAAGAAAAGATTTAAGCAAAGCGCTGCCTAAAAAGCCTATAACAAGTGACCAATATTTGTATGAAATTTCAGAAATTAAATCTAATTTAACTGCACAATTAACTGATGCCATAAAAGAGTCTGCATTTGATTGTTATATTTATTCAAATGGTAAATGTCTTAATTTCGGTGATCCAACAAATAGTAAATTTTCTTATGTTCCAGATTATTCTAATCAAGAAAATGATACAACTGTTCAAGCAAATAAAGTTGCAATAGAATGGACTGGAAAACCCATAACAATTGATGGTAAGGAATACGTGTATAGAAGAATAAATAATGCTCTTTTATACATATATGATAAGGCAAGTTATATTGAAGCCACAACAAACCCCCGAATAATACCTTTACAAATTGGAACTGTCGAAATTAAAGATGGTAAAGAGGTTTTTAAGTTAATAACATAAGGCAAAAACACTGTTTACCAAAATTTTTTCTTCATCAGATAAATTATAATAATATGCATTTGCTTTATAATATAACGATAGTCCTTTATTGTATATTTTATTACAATAACGTTTAAATCTTAATGTATCATTGGATATTGCTAATCTTATAAATGTATTTCTTAACTGCGACATATGATAGTACGACTCTGCATTTAATATTGTACTGTATTGTATGCATGAAATTAAAAATAATATTATATTTAACTTCATTATTTATTACTGTATTATATTATAGATATATATTTAATTTATTTTTTAATTTAATTTATTTTTGTATTAAATCAAATAATTTGTCTATTTTTAAATTTATATTTATAATATCATTTTGGATTTTATTAAATTTATCTTCTATTTCTATTTTTTCTTGATTTTTTGTTAAATCTTGAATTTTTAATCTTTTTTCATCATTTACTTTTAGTTTTTCAAAAATATTTATATTATTATTATTATCTTCTTGTTTTTCGATTAACTGTATATTTTCTGAATTTATTTCATTTTCTACAATTGTATTAATTGTATTTTTACCCCAACTAATATTTTTTTTTGATAATACTTGTTCTTGTTGAATTAGTTTTTCATTTTTAATAGATGTAGACTGCGATTTTAAAAAAGAAGGATCTACATTAGTATTTTTATTGTTTGCAGATATATTTTCTATATCATAATTTCTCTCCATAGTTATTTTTTTAATAATTTCATTAAATTCGCTTATTGGCACATCATTCATTTCATCGCTAAAGTTCGGAGTTGGTGGGACTTGTTTATTTGTATACATTTTAAATTCTTCTTCTTTTTTACTTAATTCTTGCTCAAATTTGCTTAATTTTTCTTTTTGTAATTCTTCAAATGTTATTAATTCTTTATTTTTTTTAGAAATATCTTCATGAATTTTAATTTTGTTAATCGATTTTACATTATTATAATTATTATTATTATTATTATTATTATTATTATTGTTAAAAAATGTGGCTTTAATATGATCTAATACAAACATTATATATTTTTTATTAATTTCTACTAAACTGTTACAATTATTTTTCTCTCTTTCATAAAATATTACTATATTCGATTGGAAAAATGCTAATATTTTATTTAATATTTCACTAGATTGTCCTTTAATTATTTTTTCGTCGATTATTATATTCCATAATAAACTAATATTTTCTCTCTTTAAAAATATATTTGTCGAAGATGACATTTTAAATATATTTTTACTATTAATTATTATTTATGTATTTATATTTTTAATTATTATAAATGTTTATAAAGATTCATTAAAATATATTTTTCTGAATTGTTGCATGTATTTATCTTTTAATACATGAGTTTTTAAATAATGTTCTGTTATTTTATCTTCTAACATATGAATTATAAAATATAACGAATACATACCACACTCTGTATTTCCATATTGATGTTCGATTCCTTCATTTGTATCAAATGTCATTTCAATCTTAGGATTCATTTGTAATCCTTGTTCTTTTATTCTATTAGCTAAAGCAAATACTTCTTTTGGCGCCTTATCACCAGTACTGTCGAAGAAAAATATTTTGTGTTTTTTAATGTTAATAAACATTGATATCCAATGTGAGCCATTTTTATAGTGCGGATCTGTGTTAAATATGATTCCTATTTTCGTTTTATTATTTTTAATTTGTTCTTCTAAACTAAAATTACATAATTCCTCCCATACACATTCACCATACAATTTTCTACTATCAAAATCTATCGGCGATGGTCCAATAAATTCAAAACATTTGTATGCCTTTTCATATTGTTTCATTACTTTCATAATATCTAAACTTGATAACCATTCATTAGGATTTTTTTTCCATTCACTAGGAGATACTGGTGCAAAAGATTCAGTTAATTCTTTATCTATATTTCCAAATTCGGATTTTTGTTTTAACCAACACGATTCTTTATTACAAACATTATTCAAATACTTACTCAATATTTCATGTATTTGTTTAGTATCATTTGTTGTTATTTTGTTATCAGAATGCCTATTATTCCATAAATCTCTCAATTTGTATAAAGATTTATCTGTATAACAGCTAAATTTATTAACCTTTTCTGTATACTTATCTTTTGGACTACAATTTATTTGTGATATTTCTTTTGAGCCTCCTATATTATTTTTCAATATTTTCGGATTGTTTCTCGTTTGTTTCTTTTGTCTTATTATTTGTTTTTTTTTCTTTGTTATTTGGTTCTTTTTCTTTGTCATATGTTTCTTTTTGTATTTCGTTTGTCTCATATTTATTAGAGATATTTTTCTTTTTTACAATACCTTTATTTTTTAGTGCTGGATCTTTTAAATTAATATTTTTTTTTTGAGGCAATATTATTTCATTTTCTTTAATTACTCGTGTTTTTTTTATAAAATTATCTAATGTTCCGTTTTTATTTAAATTTATAGAACGCATAAATAATTTGTTTATATTCATATGGTGTTCTAATTCAGATATTGTGTTTATATCATCGCCTATAAATTGTTCTAATTCGTCTTTAAAGTTTATATCATTATTTGTATTTATTTTATCATTAATAGTTATTTCGCTATTGCTATTGTTGAAGTTTTTATATTCTTCTTGTAGTATATCTGTTTTATCAATAGTTTTAAAATAATTTACTGTAATTTTTACGAAATAATTAAAGGCATACTCTACATCTGGAGATATTTCATTATTTAAATTATTTTCAGATATTTCTGGGTCTAATAACTTTTTTACTAAACTAATTATTCTCTTTTTGTAAAAATATTTATCTTTTTTATCTTTTTTACTTTCTGTTAAATTATTTTTATTATTTAATTTTTTATTAATTAAATAATGTTTATCTATTTCATTTATTGTATTTGTAGACATATAATAAATTGAATCAATTTAAATATCACATTTTAGCGGTATTTTTATTTTAATTAATGGTTTTGTTTTATTTTAATGATTTTGTTTAGTTAATTCTTTTACTTGTGTTCTTGTTGAATTTAGAAATACACCTCCGCCAATATTTTTCGTGTCTGGGTTCGGATTAAATTCACAAAATTGTTCTTGTTTAAATAATAATTCATGTGGATTACTTAACGTTTGTGTTGACTTTAAATTATTTACATATAAATCACTATTTGAATTTGGAACATATACCGATTGACTACATTTTTGCAATGCAAATATTTGATTCCTTAATTCTGATTCAGTATTTATACTTGAAACAAATCCGGACCACGGCGACTGAGTATTTCCGGGATTAAATATTTGTTCAGAATTATAAGTAGGTAATTGATTAAATTTTGTATACAATTCTTTTCTAGGATCAACTATAGGTAAATATGAGTATTTTGTCATTACTGGTCTCACACTTACATAGGGTTGTAATAATTGACTTGGAATATTTCTATCATATATTCTTGTATTTGTTTGACGATGAATTTCGGATACGTTACTCATTCACAAATATATAGTATAAATATATAATATTTAAAAATATATTATTTATATAAAATATAAAATGGATAATACTAAAACGATTAATTTTCTTAATAATTTAACAAATTTACTAAATTTACCAAATAATAATGATGTCATGTCTGTTGATTTTGACTTTGCTATGTGTCATGGGTGCTATAGTTGTTGTCGCTAACATAAATGATAATAATTTATATGAAAATGAAACTAAAAATAAACTATATACCGATAAATCAGTAAATATATATGAAGAAATGTTAAAAATAATAGACAAAAATGATTTATACTATAATAAATTTAGAGAGTATAATACATTTCATAATAAATATATAACACCATCTCAGTCAAAATACACTATTTCACAACCAATCCCTATACAAAATTATAAATCACACAACAAATAATTAATAAAATATTATTTTTATAATTTAACTATGGTATTAGTTTTATTACACCTTTACTCATTTAAAACACTCATTAAAAAAAATTGAAATAATAAAATATAAATAATATATTTCATATTTATAATATGGAATATAATATAATAACAGCAAATAATGGTTGTTACAAATGTAATAACAATATTGAGTGTGATGAATGTAAAGAAGGATTAATTCAAGCAAAAAAGTTTTTTGATAGTTTAATGGGTATAACAAAAATACACAAAATTACATTAGAATTAGATGATAAGTTAGTTTTACCAATTAAACAAGTAAAATATTTGAGTTCCAATAAAAAATATTGGTGGCTTAAAAAAAATAACTCAAGCAGTTTTGTTAATTTAAATATTAATTTTCATGATGTAAAATTTATGGAAATTGAAAAAATTGAAGGCAGTAAAACATTTAAAATGGAATTAGAATTAGAAACTGGTAATTATACTATTGGTTGCGGAACAATCAAAAACGGTATAAAAAAAGATTTTTGTGTAAAAATTGATGAACATATTTATGTGAAGTAGTTAGCTCTAAAATGGGCGTTTTAAATAAGAAAAGGTGTAAAATACTTATTTATTTATACATTCACAATTTATAAATAACATTTTTTATATATTTAAATATAATAATTATAATTAGTATAATGAATAATAGTGATTTAATAATAAAAAAAAAAGTTGGACATTTTGGAATTGAAATATATAATTTTAATATTAATAGTGAACAACATAAAAATAGTTTACAAAAATTATTAGATGAATATTTAGTAATAATTATAAAAAACACTTTTGTATCTTATGAAGAACAAATTAAACTAGCAGCTGTATTCGGTGAACCAACAATTGCTCACCCAGTTGTTCCCGGCAATGAATACATTCCACAAATTTTAGAAATTGATGGTGCAAAAGGAGGTAAAAATGCAAAATGGCATACAGATGTGTCTTTTTTAGAAAATCCACATTCTGTATCGATTCTAGTTGGTGATGAAATTCCAGATGTAGGCGGAGATACATTATGGGCTGATTTGAGAACATCTTACGACAAAATTAGCAATGATATGAAAGGATTTTTAAATAAGTTAGAAGCAGTACATAAAGTTACACCATTAGCATATTGGGGCGAACCATTTGATTATTTATATTCTGTCGAAGAAACAATAAAATTATATGAAGATTCAAAACAAATTACACCTGCAATACATCCAGTTGTTAGAATTAATCAAAGAACACAAAAACCTTCTTTTTTTGTTAATCCGGGATTTACATCTCATATTTTAAATTTAACTAAAATAGAAAGTGATAATATACTAAAATTAATATATGAACATATAACACAGCCAGAGTTTGTTTTAAGACATAAGTGGGAAAAAAATGACGTTGTAATATGGGATAATACATGTACTGCACACTACGCAACAAATGATTATGGATATTCAGAACGTAAAATGAGAAGAGTTACAATTAAAGGTGATATACCATTTGGTTATAACAACATAAAAAGTAAAAAAACAGAAGATCCATTAAAAACAATTAGATAACTTACAAATCTTCAAATGCGTAAAATAAAATAATGTATAAAACAAATATAAAGATTAATATGCATATTATGCAGTATAGCATGTGCGGTATTTTTTCTCTTTTAAACAGTAACAATCTTTCTATAGATTTTATTAATGATGCTTTTTTAAAGGGAGAATCACGAGGACCAGAATTTTCTAAATTAGATGATTCTTTTTTAAAAATGGTTATTGGTTTTCATCGTTTAGCTATAAATGGACTAAATGAAAAATCAAATCAACCATTTAATTTACATGATATTATTTTAATATGTAACGGCGAAATATATAACTACAAAAAATTATATGAAAGCATGAATATTACACCTACAACTGATTCAGATTGCGAAGTTATTATTCATCTATATTTAAAATATGGGATTGAACAAACACTTATTATGCTTGATGGTGTATTTTCTTTTGTTTTGTATGATAATAGAATATTAAATGGCTTAGATAATACTGTATATATTGCAAGAGATCCATACGGTGTAAGACCATTATATCGTCTCATATCAACAGATAGTAATATGGTAGGGGTTGCATCTGAAATGAAATGTTTAATTGATTTTCATAAATTAAACCCTTCCACAAGTATTATTGAGCATTTTAAACCCGGCACCTATTGTGAATATAATCTTTCTTCTAAAGTTCAATCAACATGGGAATGTGTAAATGAATATAAACCTTATTTTATTCCCACATTTTCATACTGTATTCCTACTTTTGCTCCATACAAATTCATTACAGACGCACAACATAAAACATTTTATAAAGAAATAGCTTATTATTTACGTTCTGCTGTGTATAAAAGATGCTTAACTACCGAGCGACCTATAGCTTGTTTATTGTCTGGCGGATTAGATAGTAGTTTAATTACTGCATTAGTAAATGAATTTTACAAAAGAGAAAATTATGATGTACAGCTTGAAACATACAGTATAGGTCTAGCTGGCTCAGATGATCTGATACATGCAAAAATAGTTGCAGATTTTTTAGGAACAAAACATACAGAAATAATTGTTACTGAACAAGATATGTTTAATATTATACCAGAACTAATTCATGCAATTGAAAGTTATGATACTACCACTGTAAGAGCAAGTATTGGTAATTATTTATTAGGTAAATATATTTCTAAGCATAGCTCAGCTAAAGTTATTTTTAATGGTGATGGATCAGATGAACTATTTGGAGGTTATCTTTATATGAATAAATGTCCCGATGATATAGAATTTGATAAAGAAACTAGACGATTATTGAAAGATATTCATTTGTTTGATGTTTTACGTTCAGATAAATCAATATCTTCTCATGGTTTAGAACCAAGAACGCCATTTTTAGATAAGACATTTGTAAATTATTGTCTTTCTATTCCACCCTATTTTAGAAATCACGCTAATTTTAAAGAATGTGAAAAGTATTTGCTCAGAAATAGTTTTGAAGGTATATTACCTAGATTAATACTGTGGAGAAAAAAAGAAGCATTTAGTGATGGTGTTAGTTTACATAACAGATCTCTATACAATATTTTGCAAGAACAAATTGCAGTTCTTTTAGAAAAAGAGCCGACTATTGAAACTGAAAAATATTATTATAAGCAATTGTTTGACACTTATTATCCGAATTGTGAAAATGTTGTGCCTTATTTTTGGATGCCTAAATATACTAATGCAACTGATCCAAGTGCAAGAACATTACAATTTTATAGTAATGCATAGATGCAAAGATTTTACAAATTTTACAAATTTTGATAAAATTATAAATTTATATTTTTGTATTATAAAAATAATATAAAAATAATATAAAAATTACTAATAAATTATGATAATTATCGTATGAAAAATAATATCAAATTAAGATATTGTGTTATATTAAACTTTATATTATTTTTTATTATTTTGACGGTTATATTATTGTGTAAAAATGAAGATAATTCTTACATAACTTATGGTCCAAATGATAAACTATATGTTTTAAGCATAAAAATCGACACAGTACAAAAATATATTTTATTGCAACTATTTTTGTTATTTACTGAGTTCAGTAGAGTATTTATCAATGAAATAGCTTCTCCAATATTAGGGTTCAATATTTATAATCCGGACAAAAAAGTAATTACTGAATTTACAAAAGATGAATTACAAATTTTAGCTAATTTAATGTGGTTAATAAACGGATTAACAAGTGGGTTATTTGTAATGATAACTATATCTCAAGCGGATATAGCAATTCTTAGGGTAATATATTCAGAGATAACAACTGTATTTACAATCAGAATGTTATTAAATGAAAAAGAATTTGTTTCAAAACATACGTTTATTGATGAAAATGAAACAAATTCAATTGAACTACAACCTCTAAATAAATAATTATAATTATTTATAAGTTTATAATTGTTTATAATAATTTATCTACATAAAACGAAATAAAATACATTATTAACGGAATAAAAGACCCAAAGAAACACCACAACTCGCCGGCGTTATAATAAAAATATTTATAACTAATGAATAAAAAAAAATAAGTTATTATAAATAATGATAAAGCATATTTAAAATTAAATAAATAAAAAATATTTACGGCAAGCATTAATAAATAAAAATAAAGATTTGAATATTTTATCCATGGCCATGTTAAATGACCATCGTGTACTTTAGTAATATGTTTATCTTTCAATAAATATGTTATATACATTGAGACAAAATTAATAAAATATATTACATTTAATATTGCAACTGGTAAATTAAAATTTGCAAAAGTTGTTATGTTCGGTTTATAAATTAAGTATTTAATTAAATAAAGTATTGTAGGTTGTCCAACATTTAATATCGGACCTAATATGGACATTACATTATTTATTCCAAACTTATTGTTTATATCTATCCAAAATAAAAAATCCATAAATTGAATTAAAGAAATAAATATAAAAAATATTCCACTCGCTTTATTTTCAATTACATATTTAGGATTACCATATTTAATCAATATAACAGAAAATAATGTTCCAATTATAAAAGTAAATAGTGATACTTTATAGTTAAAACACATATATTATTAGAATATTTTTATTATATTTTACTTTTATAAGTTTTAGATTTGCAATATTTTTTATTTTTACGCGTATTATTGGGTTGTATATTTGTTCCAAAAAAGTCTTCCAAATGTATCATTATTTGCTTACCTAATATTTCGTCAAGTTCATGTTCTTCTTTTGTTTTTTTAATGTATTGATATTTATAAGTTTTAAATTTATTTTTCATTTTTTGTTCAAATAGATCATCGGATTGTATTTCCATCATTGTATATATTTTACTTTTTTTTAATCTAGTTATCATTTCATCAAAATCTAAATCATAGTAATACGGTTTTATATTAATGTAATATATATTGTTCGTAACCATATCCGGGTAATACGTATCGTCGACAAAGCATACTTCAGCGTTTAGAGGTATTTTTGTACATTTAACTAAATCACCGTATGTTTTATTGTGTGAATTTCTACAAATTTCTATTTGTTTACCATCTATTTTAAATGCGCGTATTGCATGATCAAATAATTTAGACTCTATTTTATCTTCAAAATATGTCATAATATTATGTACCCATTCTTTTGGACCTTGATTATTGGTGTATATCATTATTTTATTGCAAATAGCCTTTTCTTTTTGGTTAACTAAGTATTTTAAAATATGAATTATATTTGGTCTTATAAATTCTGGATAAAGATCTAATGTTGCGTAAAAATATTTTGGAGATACATTTGTGCATTTAGATAAACATTCCCAAAATATTCCAAATTGAGTAAAATAACCTAATGTTTCATCTAAGTCAAATACAACAATTTTCATTTATATACTATTATATTTTTATAGATATTATTTTTTATGAAACATAATGTTTCAAAATATCATATATAAAATATTATGTTCAAAAAATTATATATTTAAATACTATATAGACTATGTCATTAACAAATACCGATTATATAAAAATATTACAATTTTATAAAAAATCTATACCTAAATCTAATAAACAACTCAAAAAAGATGCAGAAAATATTTTGTCTACTAAATTATGTAAATGCATCAAAAAAGTTGACCCATTAAATGAACCACGCTCAATCGGTATTTGCACTAGGTCTATTTTTAACAAAAAGGGTTATACTAGAGGAAAATTTAAATGTAAAAATAAAAAATCCGTTACTTTTAAAAAATCACGTAAATAAAATATTTGTATATTGTATATGAAAACATCTAAAATATATAAATACAAAACAACATATAAACGTAAAAATAAAACACGTAAATATATTAAGAAAAATAATTATGTTAAAAAAGGTGGATTTATAGAAACAAGTTTTGGAATTAATGGTTTAAATATATTCAAACGTTCTGGAAGATTAAGATATAACAGCGATACTGGTAACTTTGAGAGAGAAACATGTTATGGAATACCTCCATTTCAAGTATGTAGAATACCATCAAAGGTTGAGAAATATAATAATATAGATAAAAAATAACATAAAAATTATTTATATTTTTATTTATTACCATTCTTTTTTTTAGTTCTTCCATATTTACAATATTGTCTTTGTGAAAACCCTTTAGGCCGACTGCAATTAATACTTTTTTTATATTTTACAGACCATTTTTTTCTATTTTTTTTCGTATTCATAAATATACTATATACAAATAAAATTATGTAAAAATTATTATATTATTTTTCTAATTCGGCTATAGCATTTAAAAGTACTAATTCAGAATTAGTTAATTTTTGAAAAACTAAACATTCGTCAAATTTTACTCGAAAATACTTATGGCTATTACCATAATTTTTACATATGAGATAAACACCATCATCTGTTATTTTTATTTCACAAAATATTGCACCTTTAGTTAGGTGTATATTATCTATATCATCTAAAGGAATCCATCGAATATATGTTCCATATTTTAATTCATCCATTTCATCTACATACTTATAATTATCTAATTTTTTGAGAATTTCACGTTTTGTTTTATTATCTACTATTTCTATCTTACCTATCATTTCTGCATTTAATTCTTTTATTTTTTTTGGAGTAAATTTTAACAAATGTTCGTTTGTTTTGTCTTCTAATGCTTCTAATAGTTTAGCAATATCCATATTATAATACTTAATAACTTATTAAATAATTTATTAAATAATATATTAAACCATTTGCATTTTACACCATTAATTATTTTTAAAAAATTTATTTTTTATATTTTTTATACCTTCGTTGGGTTTTTTATATTTTTTTGTCTTTTTTATGTGTTTGGTCATAGTATATTATATTTAGATAAAATATAATAACTCAATATATTTTTTATTTCTTATTATGTATTTAATTTTTATTATTTACCAAGCACTTCCGAAACCTCCACCTAATACAGAATTAGCCGCCATTGGTTCATAAAACCCTTCGGTTTGTCCGGGTGATGCTGCATCCACTAATGGTGTAGTATCTTGTCTAAACATATTGTTATAATTTGGCAAAGCTTGTTGTGAAGTCGATGATGAATTAATTGGTAATGAATTTATAGATGTTCCATCGTTATACATTTGTTGTGTATTTAACGCCGCACTTTGAGTTATTGCTGGCATACTTATTTGTTGGGTTGAATTTGCATTTTGCGAACTATTTTTTTTGTTGTTTTTGCCTTTATTTTCACTTTTGCCTTCCCATAATTCTACAAGTCGTTCAAATAGTATACTTACTTTTTCACCTAATTTTGTTTGTAAACTTAATGTTATTAATAAAACCGACAAAATAATATATGTAATACTAAAATCTGGATATTTTTCTCCACTATATGTTGGAAAATATGTAATTATTCTATGAACTAGCATAAGTCCAATAAACATTATAAGTATTTGAAGAATTACTTCGGCAGATATTTCTAAACTTCCTTTTTGTTCATCAGCATCTGGTATATATTTTGACATTGATTTATTTAATATTATAATTGGAATTATTGCTAATAATGCATATTGAATAATATTTAATATTTCTACTTTTGAATCATTATCAAAACTAAATACGTGTTTAAAAAAATTTGTTTTAGTATCATTTGAATCATCCATGTTTAATATAATATATTATAATAAAAATATATTGCATATATATTTTCTTATTTTAATCCTTAAATTATAATTAATTTTATTTTTATAGACATCTATTTTTTTGTAAATATTTATATATTCTAAATAAAAAATATAAACATATCGACAAATAATATAATACAAATAATATAATTATTCAATGGTAGAACATGAAGAAATGCAGTATTTAAATTTAATTAAAAATATTTTAGCAAATGGTTATACTGAAGATGGACGTAATGGTGAAACGATTAGTTTATTTGGGGCATCAATGCGTTTCTCTCTTAAAAATAATACTATCCCTATTTTTACAACAAAAAAAATTGCTTGGAAAACATGTCTTAAAGAATTGTTATGGTTTATTAAAGGTGAAACAGACAATAATATACTAAATAAACAAAATGTTCATATATGGGATGATAATTCTTCTAAAGAATTTATGAATACAAGAGGACTAAATAATTATAATAACGGATTATTAGGTCCTATTTATGGGTTTCAATGGAGACACTTTAATGCTGAATATGATAGAAATACCGGTAAACCATTAACTCAAGGTATTGATCAGTTAGGGCAAATTATAGAATCGCTTAAAAATGTTGATACAAGAAATAGTCGTAGATTAATCATGACCGCTTGGAATCCATGTCAAATAAATGAAATGGCGTTGCCTCCTTGTCATGTATTATGTCAATTTAATGTACATAATGGCAATCAATTGTCATGTTGTTTATACCAAAGAAGTGGAGATATGGGATTAGGTGTACCATTTAACATTGCGTCTTATAGTTTTTTAACACATCTTATTGCACATATTTGTGGATTAGAAGCATTTGAACTTGTTTATTTTTTAGGGAATGCACATATTTATAGTAATCATATAGAAAAGTTAAAAGAACAAATAATTAGAGAACCATTAACATTTCCAACATTAAGCATTATAAATTGTAGAGAAAATATTAATAATTTTTTGATTTCTGATATTGAAGTATATGATTATAATTGTCATAAACATATTAAAATGGATATGGTTGTATAAAATATACAATGGGATATAATTAGATTTTTGTATTATTTGATTATTATATAATTATATTATATAATAATGGGTGTAGGTAAATCTAAACCAAAATCAGAATATGAACCAATTAATACAATTAATAAATATTCTGAAATAAAACCAGTTGTTACTGATTTTAACACAAATAAATCAGAATACTATGATTCAAATGATACACAAAAATTTTGTATCTCACGACATCTACGTTCTTGTAATAACATAACAGATGATATTAGCCAAAAAATTGCAGAACCACCATTGTCTGTATGGGGAATTATAACCGGATTAACAATGACACGCGATATTAAAGGTCCCTTTAATAATAAAGTTTATGTTAGTTGTTTAGTTAGAACATGGATGACTGCTATTATAGAATATATGCCACATTTAAATAACTCTAATGAATTAACTCTTATTGTTTCGCCTTACATAAAAGAATTTCACATTGCCAATTATATTGATCAAGGTAATTTACCTATACCTTTAAAATCACAATTTGTTAAATTAATGGAGTTTTTTGATTATTTAGTTGTTTTGCAAGACTATGCCATAAATTTTATTAAACCCAAAACACAATATTTAAATAGTATTGAATCACATATACATACCATAAGTGATAATCTTGATAAAATTCTTACGGATGGAAATAGAATAGTTATACAATTTCCTCCTATAAATGAAAGTATAAATTATACAAGTTATACATTTATATACACAAATAATCAACTAATATATGACGGTAATAATGTTCAAAACATAAAATTTAATCCTTATTTTGTAAAAATAGCAAAAAAAAGTAATCTTAAATTATCTAAACAACCGTGTTCAAATACTATTAGAGGCGGTGCAAATGAAGAAGATGATAATAATGATGATAATGAAGAAAATGATGAAAATAATACATTAGATGATGAAAATAATACATTAGATAATGAAAATAATACATTAGATAATGAAAATAATACATTAGATACATCTATAAACGAATATAATACTTCGTCAAGTAATACATCAAATAAAATTAAATCGGAAATGTACGAATATTTAGATAGTATTATTAATGCTTATATAAATGATACATCTGGTACCAAAAATTATGAAGAATTTAAAATAATGCCAGCTTATAGAAGTAATATAGATTTGAATATATGTAAAATTCCATCAAGTAGATTTTCATATTTATCTAAACAAATGTATCCATATTATGAATATTTTGGCGAAGAAGGATTATTATTATTTATTGATTGGATTAGAAACACAATTAAAGATACAGACGAATACATATATGTAGTTGCACATTCAAATCTTATGAAAGATACATTAAAAAGTATTTGTAAAATGTATTCAAAATCACATAAATTACAAGAATGTGATCAAAGAATGGGAAAAATAAAAAAACAAAATATTTGGGATTTAATATTATACGTAAATAGTATTAATTATAGACAAAAAAATAATTCAGCGTCATATTTGACAGATCAAAAGTATGATAGAATTATCAAAGTTGAAGTTCGTGAAGGCGAAGATCCGCCGAGTAAAAACTCAAAAAAAAATATTAAATTAGAAAAAGAATTTAATTGTTTTTTAAATACCAAAACTCCATTAGTTTTTAACAGATTTTCTGGAGGAAAAAAAGGTACACAAAAACACAAATATTCAAAAAAATGTAAATATTCAAAAAAATGTAAACATTCAAAAAAACACAAATATTCAAAAAATAAAACATGTAAAAAATAAAATTTATATTATTAAGGAAAATATATATTATATAAATTATATATTTTGTTATTATTTATTATTATTTATTAGTATTTATTATTATTATATCTTCACATGCGTAAGTAATTTAAAAACATTTTAGGCATTATTATTATTAAATATGAGTATGTCACGTTCAGTTGCTTCAGCAAGACAAAGACGAACTGGTGAGACAATGATGTCTCGTCCGGGAACATCTATCGCATCTCATGCAGCGTTTGCACCGTTACCAGCAAACAATAATGTTAGAATAGCTAAAGCACCTATTCAACAACAAATGGAACAACCTAATCCAAATGGATTACCATTTACAAAACTTACCGTATCTGATGCAATTGGTCTCATTACATTAAGATTAGGACGAGTTGAACAACATATGATTGAAATGCAAAATAATGATAATTCACATTCTCATTCTAGCAATTCAAATACAAATTCGAATAATAGTATGTTTGATAACAGTGTTTTAACAAATATCATTAGTAGACTTGACTCTATCGAGAAAAAAACGACTTTTGAGCAAGTAAATAAACTTGAAAAAGAATTAAAAGAAACAAAAGATCTTTTAATGAACTTTGTATTAAAATTTGAGCTATTATCAAAAGAAACTGGAGAGAGATTTGAAGATCAAGAAAGTGCCATTGCAGAAATTGAAAATTATATTAAACCAATTAATGAATATTATCTAGCTCAAATTAATGTAGAAAAAGAAAATGTTAATACACTTACAAAAATAACTTTTGATGCAGAAACTATAACAGAACAAACTTTGTCTAATAGTCCATCGTTGTCTAATAGTCCATTATTGTCTGATAGTTTAGATTTAAGTATGTCCAATGGTGAAGAAATACAAAATGATAGTTTAGCAGATTCAAATACAATAGGATTATATAAATAATTATCTTTCGTTACAATTTGTTAAAATTATTATTATTTTTATGTAATAAATATGATAAAAATAATATTTGGATTATGTATTTTTGGTATTGTATTATTTATTTATTTACATGTTTTATTTCATTTAAAACAAAGCAATGATCTAGAAATATACGAACTAGAAGATATGTCTAAAGATAAATTAGAAGAAGTTTGTGATATTCGACAACCTTTTATATTTAATATAAACGAAAAACAATTAACTGAACATATAAATTATACGCATATATTGAATAATTATGCATCATACGAAATAAAAGTAAGAAATTCTAATGATAATGATAATTCTTCAGATGTTCATATTCCCATTTCACTCGAACATGCTGCAAAACTTTTTAATGAAGACAAAAAATCTGAATACTTTTCTGAAAAAAATGACGAGTTTTTAAGAGAAACTGGAATAAATAATAAAATAAAACGTCATGACGAGTTTTTAAAACCTTACATGTCATTAAACTCTAAATATGATATTTTATTTGGAAGCAAAAATAGTTTCACACCATTTAAATACGAAATCAATTATAGAAATTATATATATTTAACAGAAGGTTCTGCTGAAATAAAATTAGCCCCGCCATGTAGCATTAAATATTTAAGTCCAGAACATGATTATGATTTATTTGAGTTTAAATCACCTATTAATCCATGGAATCCAGCAGCAGAATATCAAAATGATTTTAATAAAGTAAAATGTATTAATTATACATTATCTGCTGATAAAATACTTTTTATACCAGCATATTGGTGGTATAGCATTAAATTTAATGAACCAAATACAAGTATATCTTGTTTTTATTATGGAACATATATGAGCAATATTTCTGTTCTTCCACATTATTTATTATATGCGTTACAACTACAAAATATTAAACGGAAAATAATTAAAAATATAAATAATGATAATAATTCTGGAACTACTTTAGACATAAAATAATTTTTATAAATTAATATATTTTCTTACTATAACATATAAATGTCTTTATCACTGAAAAAATGGTTTTCTTCCTTATTTTCGTCATCTAAAAAATCCACTACTAAACGTAATAGACGTTCAAAACATAGACGAACACGTAAGCGCGGTCTTAGAGGAGGTTGAGGACCAGCGAATGTGCAACCAATGTAATTCAATTTTGGTTGCATAAATTATTTTGTATATTTTTATTTATTCATATCTATATAATGACCACTTTTTTCTTATACAAAAACTTAACTAACGTAAATTTGATACAAAAAATAAATAATACATTTGAATTTTTGGATGGTTATGTATTAGTTCATAGTTATGATGAAAATAATAATATTTTGAATATTAGTGATAATCCAAAAGAAAATAATACATTGTTATACGGAAAAATTGTATATTTTAAAATGACTCTTAACGACGTAGTTAAAAAAATTTACAATATAGATGAATGTAAATTTAAAAATAAAAATACAAAATACACATTAACAACTATTTGGGCAAGTAAAAAATATGGTGGCACAAATAAAGCGTATATAATTTATTAAATATATGAATATTAATTTGTAATATTAATGAATGACGATTTTGATTTATAAAAATTCGATAAATATAATATTTAGTATGATAAATATTATATTTTTTATCTCATATAATTATTTACAATACTTTTGCATACGTATAATTTAACAATATAAGAAAAATGTAAAATCTATAAAAAATAATTAGGAATGTCTTTTTTGTTAATAACAGTGTTATTTAACAATAAATCTCTCATATTATATAGTAAATCTTTATTTTCGTTTAATATTTGCAAACTTTCATTGTAAGCTTCTATAACTAATTGCATTGTTTCTTTGTCCATATTAAATTTAGTATATTCAGAATATTTATTATTATAAAAACCTACACCACTATCGTCATTAATATTTTCATTAAAAAATACTTCCAGCTTTTCACCCATACCAAAATTTCCAATCATTTTTTGAGCTAGTTGATTTGCTTCTTTCAAATCTTGAATAGCGCCTAAAGACATAAAGTCATTACCGTAATACACTTTTTCCGCAGCTTTTCCACCCATTGTTATAATTAATCGTTTTTTTAGTAAATCACGTGTATACAACCCACCTTCTTTAATTTCTGCATTTTCATTAAAAATCGTATACCCACCAGCTCCGGAATAGGTTGATTGAATAGAAACTTTTTGTAAATTAAAATAGTTGGAATATTTAAGAACCATTAATGCATGACCACTTTCATGTATAGCTACACGAGTTCTCGTATTTAAAGATATATCATTGTTATTTCGAATTAATCCAACAATTATTTTTTCAAACGCATTGAATAACTCTTTTTCGCCTATAACAATCTTTTTTTGGCGTGCAGTAAATATTGCTGCTTCATTTATTAAATTCTTCAATTCTGCTCCAGAAAAACCATCTGTAATTTCTGCCAATGATTTAACATCAATATTGGGTTCTATATTTTTTAAACTTAAATAATAATTCAGTATTTTTTCTCTAGAATACATATCTGGTAGTGGAACTTTAATTATTCTATCAAACCTTCCGGGTCTTAATAATGCTTTATCTAAAATATCTTTTCTATTAGTAGCTGCTATAATCAAAATCCCATCGTTATCTGTAAATCCATCCATTTCAAATAAAAGTTGATTTAGAGTTTGTTCTCTTTCATCATTTGTTGATACTGTAGAACCAGAACCTCTCTGTTTACCAATTGCATCAATTTCATCAATAAAAATAATACACGGAGAGTTTTCTCTCGCATTTTTAAATAATTCTCTTACTCTTGATGCTCCCATTCCAACAAATAATTCAACAAATTCAGCTCCAGATACACTAACAAAAGAAGAATTTGTTTCTGAAGCAATTCCTTTTGCTAAAAGGGTTTTTCCGGTTCCCGGAGGTCCTTCTAACAAAATACCTTTGGGCATTTCAGCTCCAGCAAGCTCAAAGTCATTTGTATTATCTAAAAATGAAATAACTTCTTTACATTCTTCTAGCACTTCTTGACTTCCGCTCCAACTATTTAATGAAACATTTGGTGTAATGAATTGATTATCTTCTTTATTTGAATTACGATTTATAAGATTCATTGAGTTCATCGAATTCATTGAATTCATTTGTGAACTAAATGAATTTAAATTACGCAAAAATAAAACAATAAAAAACAATGGAATTAAATAACTAGATATATTAAATATAGTTACGATAATAGTTTGAATGAATGAAAAAACATTTGTGTTTGAATAAAAATCTATAACGTAAATAGGAACATTATTATCATACCCTTTATTTAAAATGTACTGAGTTTGAATAGGTGCTGATTGAATTAAATGAAATTTTTCATAAATATTAGTAGAAATAATATTGTCTACACTTATTAATTGCGTATAATCTTTAGAAATGAATATTTCAGATACTTTATTTGAATTTATATCATTAATTAGTTCTATCATATTTTCTTTATAAAAAAAATCTTTGGATTTTTGTATTAATTCTATGTATTCATTATTTAACATTTTTTGTTTTTTAAATTTGTTAATTTTATTATATTTTGAATAAATAGGATTTACTGTGAATCCATTATTATATTGTATTAAATTGTACAAATAAAAAATAATTATATACGTATACATATTTATTATATCATATTAAGCTTTATATTATAATAACTTAAAAATAATATAGTTATAACAATCAAAATGATATTTTATAAATATTATGTATACGTATTTTATTTAACTACATTTTATTTTCTAAATACGAATACATGTTCATTTGAAATAAAAACAAATATATTTAATAATTGGAATTGTATTGGAATAATGAACAATATAGACTTTTCAAAACCATATAAAATTAATATAGGAGAATTACCTTTAGTTGTATGGAAAAATCCTAACGAAAATAAATTTACCACAACTATAAATATATGCAAACATATGGGTTCAAAATTAGATAATGGCGATATTACTAATGATGGTTGTCTAAAATGTAAATACCATGGATTAGAAAATACATTTGAAGAACGTTTTGGTGAAACAATTGAGTATCAAGGTAAATTATTCTGGTCATATAATTCATCATATCCCAAGCCTTTATCTTTACCTTTTTATAATAATAATAAATTTCAAAAATCTTATTTGGAAATTGATATGGAGTGTTCATTAAAAGATAGCGCATATAATTCAATGGATTTGCGACATCCGGAATATGTTCACGGCGGATTATTTGGGTTTGGTAATAATATTCCTCCAAAAAATATAAAACATTATAAATATTCAGATAAAAAGATAGGATTATCTTTTGATTATATTTCAAATAAAAACGTTCAAAAATTAAATTCAAATACTCAATTTACAAATAATTTTCATATGTATGAATATCCCACATTTACTTGGTCTAAAGTATCATTTGACAGAAATAAACATCTTATAATAGGTGTAAATTTTTTGCCATTAGAAGAAAAAAAAACAAGATGGTATGTTACTGTTTGCAATAATTATTTTACAAACAATATACAAAATGAATTTTTAAAACTATTAGCATATATTATTCTAAGACAAGATTTAAAACAAATGAAAAATCAACACAAAGATGATTTATTAAAAGAACAAATTATGTTTTCACATATATTTAAAGATGAAGAAATAATGATATGGTTAAAAAAAATGTTTGACTCCTATAATTATCCAAATATGTTAAATTGTGTAGAACTTTATAGAAATTATGTTGAAAAAAATAACAAGTAATTTAGAGTAATACATTTGATTTACTTTTTCTTTAAAGTATAAGTATAAAATTCAACTATTTAAAAAATTAATATAATATTATACATAAACCCAAACAAACAAATATTATGACACATCAAATAAAAATACATGACAGAAATTATTCATCTTTTGATACAAAAAACATATTAACAACAAATAATGAAAAATTAGATATACGACCATTTGAACAAAAATTATTTACAGATGACACATTCGATATAAATTCTGAAAATAATGAAATTAAAATCATTAGCTCATGTGTTCGCAGTATGCAAAATATACCCGGAGTATTAATTGTATCCGGAAATAAAACATATGGTAAAAAACCAAATGGCTGTAAATCGTTGTATAAATGTATTCCATACAACAAATGTATACCTCCATTTTTAGTTTCATATGAAATAAAGCATATAGGATTTTCTAAAGTGTTTGTTAACTTATATGTAACATTTTCTTTTGTTGAATGGAAAGATAAACATCCAATTGGTATATTGACTAATGTAATTGGACCTATAAATGTTTTAATCAATTTTTATGAGTATCAGTTATATTGCAAAAATTTAAATGTATCCATTAAAAAATTTCATAAAGAAGTTGTTGAAAAAACTACTTTAACACCATACGAAATATTAATAGAAAATATTAAATACACGTATCCAAATATTGAAGATAGAACTAATATGCACATTTTCACAATAGATTCTGAAACTACAAAAGATTACGACGATGCAGTAAGTATTGACATTTTAAATGATGATACATATAAATTAAGTATTTATATTTCTAATGTTGCCATTTTAATTGATGCATTAAATCTTTGGCAATCTTTTACCGATAGAGTATCAACTATTTATTTGCCAGATAAAAAACGATCTATGATACCTATAATATTATCTGAAGAATACTGTAGCCTACAAGAAAATACCAATCGTATAGCATTTACTATGGATGTATATGTAAAAAATGGGGATATAATAAATACCGAATTTAGAAATTGTATTATTAATGTTTCAAAAAATTATCATTACGAAGAAAAAGAATTATTAAACGACGAAAAATATAGACAAATATTTGAGATAACTAAAAAGCTATCGGTTAGATATAAGTATTTTAACTATATACAATCTAGTCATGATGTTGTTGCTTATTTAATGATATTAATGAACCATAATTGCGCACAAAATATGTTGAAACGTCATATAGGAATTTTTCGATCCTCAATAATTAATAATAATAATAAAATAGAAATACCATTATATGTTCCTCAAGAGGTTTCAACACATATCAACATGCGATATACCTATAGCGGCGAATACATTAATATATCTGAATTAAATATTACCGATATAGAATGTATTATACATAAACAACTTGACTTAAATGCATATATTCACATTACATCACCTATTAGGCGTTTAGTTGATTTATTAAATATGATTAAATTTCAAGAAATTATTTTGGGAGTTAACTTATCTAAAGAAGCTTACAAATTTTATGAAAAATGGATAAATAAAATAGATTATATAAATACAAGTATGAAATCTGCTAGAAAAATACAAAATGAATGCTCTTTGTTAGATATTTGTTCAAATGATGAAACAATTATAGATAAAGAACACGAAGGATACATATTTAATAAATCAAATAGATCAGATGGTACATATAAATACGATGTTTTTTTGTTAAGTTTAAAGATGTTTACCAAAATTAGTTTGAGAGAAAATATTGATGATTTCAGAGTTAAAAAATTTAAATTATTTTTATTTAATGAAGAAGATAATGTATACAAAAAAATTAAATTACAGATGTTAGATTGAAATCCGTTTTTTATAATGTGATACACCATTGTCGTATAGTTCTTTATTAAGTTTAAAATTTAAATTAAAATCCATGATTGGATAAAATTGTTTCATTAATAGTGTAGATTGAATATTTCGCAATAAATTAGAATTAAAATTAATACTGAATGCTGACAAAAACATATTTTTACTATACACATATTGTTGTGCAATAATATCATTATTTAGTTGTGCAACATAGATAAGTATTTTATTTATTATTTCAATAGGCAGATTTATATATTTTGGGGTTTTTTGGGTTTTTTTTGTTTCCAAATTGTTTCCATTGTGACTGACATCGTTTTTATGTGGTGATGAAATTATAGTATAATAATTTTTATTGCTTGATACACCGTAACATAAATTACACGTATATTTTTGGGGTTTTTTGGGGTTTTCCATTACTTCCTATTTTGGAAACAATAAAAAACCCTTTATATTGTTTTGAAATTATTTTATTTATATTTTTTTAAATTATCGTAACAATTATTTAATATTTAAAAACTTTTATGACGATACCAAATTTTATGGTAAGGAAGATAATTTTTTTTCCAAGATATATTTTAGGTTTTCATTTTTGGACATTTTTTTTGTCCAATTTTTAAAAATGAAAAAAAGTCTTTGTAAAAAAATAAATATTTTTCGATCTTCTAAATATTTATTCATCAATAATATTTTTTTTAATAATAAAAATATGTTATTTGTTTTATTTATCTATTATTACTTCTCTTGCAATAATTTTTATTATTTTATTTTCTTTTTCTAAATCATTATCTCCTCTACCTCCCATTGATTCGATAATTAATGCGTTATACTGATCCGATTTTTTTGAATCACTATAAATACAATCCGGATATTTATTTTTAAATTCGGGTAGTAGTTTTGTATTTTTATGTGCAATATATTTAATGGCCTTTCTTAATTTATTTTTTTCAGCATTTTCTTTTTCCCATTTATTTTCATCTTTCACATACATGGTTTCTCTCTTTAAATCACTGCAATGAATAGGTCTTTTGTGAATATCTAATGCATTTAAATTTTTTACAATAATATTTGAAATACCTTCTATAAACCCCAATTTACCTACACTTTCTAAATCACATAATTGTAACTTTAATGAATCAACAAAGTCCATGATGTTCATTGCATCTTTACAATCTTCGTTTAAAAATACATTTAAATTAAATGTTTTGTTATTTGAATTTATATTATTAATTGTTGTTCCATTATTTGTATTTTTATATATATCTACAATCTTATTTGTTAAATCTTGGTTTTGTTGCATTAAACATTTATTTTCTTGTATAACATTTAATATACAACTGGTAAGTATTTTTATTTCAGACTCTTCATTTATATTATTTTTATGGTTTGTCTCTGAGCTATGATTGTAGTTATAACCATTCGTGTTAATTTTGCATATTTTTTTATGAGTAAACAAACCTTGTCTGTACTTATATTGTTTTCCACAAATACATATAAATTTATCTGAACTTTTTGGAACTTTTTTGTCATCATTTTCGTCATTATCCGTCATCATTTTATGTTTTGCAGTCAAAATATGTCTATTATATTGACTTATACGTGACGTAATATAGTCACAATTTTTACAACAAAATATATCGGAACTTTTTGGAACTTTTTTGTCATCATTTGTCATCATTTTTTTAATGACGCAAAAAGTTCCTAAATTGTTTTTTTTCAAATCATATTTTTAATTTTTTAAATTATCGTAACAATTTTTTTAATGTTTAAAAACTTTTGTTACGTTAAAATTTTTTATCGTAAGGAAGAATTTTGTTTTCCAAGATATATTTTAGGTTTTCATTTTTGGACATTTTTTTTGTCCAATTTTCAAAAATGAAAAAAAGTCTTTGAAAAAATTTTTCTTTCTTTCTTTTTTTCTTTTCTCTCAAATATTTTTGTTGAAGTATTTTATTGAAGTAACTTATTTGATTGTAAACTAAGATAATATATAATATTTTATATAAATGGAAGCTTTAAGAATAGATTTAGTTTTTTCATATTGGGTATTTATTTGGTATCTATTATTTATTTATAAAGTTGTAAATTACAGCCCTAAATTTGTATTGATTCTTGGTTTAATCGAAAATATAGGATTATTATTATTAATGATTTGGTTTAGAACAAGTATAAAAACAATCATTTTATTTATTACAATAAATACGATAATAAAAGTTATTCCACTTTATAGTTTAAGAAATAATATAATAAAAATGAAAGATATTTATTTTACTTTTTGTATATTTATTGTGTATATAATTTGGCTTCACATAAACAATCAAAGTTTATCCGGAAATTTAAAATTAATATATGATTCGTTAATACACAACAAACATAATACACCTTTTTTTCATTTATTTTATAAGTTTGAACAAAATTTTAAACGTGCGTATACTTAAAATATCATATTTATAGCACGTTTAATATCGTGTTGTAAACAAATTAATTCGTTATTTTTTTCAAATATAGTATTAATAACAATTGATGATGTATTATTCTCATTATTTATTATCTGCAATGTAAAATGTAATATACACTCTTTTTTTATTTTTTTTCCCCAGAACTCATTTGTTGTTGCGTTATATCCGTAAATACTTAATTTGCAAAAATGTTTAAAAATAAATGCAATTATATCTTGCAATTTATTAGTATCAACATCGCAATTTATTGATATAATTGGTAATACCTTGTATTTAATTTGATTATTTTCGAACTTGAAAGGCATTATTTTATAATAACTTATATTCATAAAAATAATAATTATATATTCAAAATTCACATTATTTTAATTCAATTTTTTTGTTAAATACTTTTATTTTTGAAACATATTTTGTTTTTATTGCAGTATTATTTAGCTAAAATAATTATGTTTTTTAAATGTGTATAATAATCATTTTCTATTTTTTCATAATTTTTAATACTTTTTAAGTTATATGTATCTTTATAATGGTTAATTATAACATTAGTTAATTTATCGGCTGGTATATTTATTTTAATATTTGTGTCTTCAAATAATTTTGATACAAGATCTTTATTTGTATATCCTAATAAGTTATCAAAATTATATATGATATGATCATATTTTTGTAATTTTTCTATAATTTCATCTATATTTTCATAAAATTTTGATAAATAGTTTTTATACAAAGTCATCGGCGTTTGATTTATATGTATACTTTCACCACGCGACTTAAAGTGATTATGTAGTGAGTATGTACAATCAATTAAATTACGCACACCAACTATAATTTTTACAAGGTGTCCTTCTTTTTGTATTTTATCAACTAAAGAGTGATAATTGTCATCAATAATAAATTGTGGATATTTTATAAAATATATTTTTTGAGGATCTAACTCTCTAAAGTTAATTTTCATTACACTTTTGTATGTTGCTTCTGAATATATAAATTTAGACGACAAAAATCTATTAGTTATTTTAATTTTATTTGTGTCGCTTAGTTTTAAATAATACGGAACATGAACAGTAATATTTTTTATTAAAACACTTGAGTATATATCACGAATTAAAATTACATCAGTATTTTCTATTAATGTTGATAATAACATAGTACTTGTAGTTTTTGGTAGTCCAATATGCATTACTATCATTGATTATATATTAATCAATGATTATATATTAATCATTTATTATATATTAATTATATTAGTAAAGTAGCATAAATATATATTATTATAATATATAATTATGGTTAAAATTTGTTCAATAAAAGAATATCCAAAGGAAAATGAAGTTAAGTATAAAGAATATTTTGATAAATATAAATATCCTTTATATACATTTCAAAAATGGGCAATTGAAGGAATTATTGAAGGAAATCATGTGTTGATTACTGCACCTACCGGAAGTGGAAAAACCATGCCGGGAGAATTTGCAATAGATTATTTTACATCGATTGGAAAAAAAGTAATTTATTGTTCACCAATCAAAGCATTATCAAATCAAAAATATTATGATTTTACACATAAATATCCAAATATAAGTATTGGATTAATAACCGGTGATATTAAAACAAATTCGGACGCAAAAGTATTAATCATGACAACTGAAATATTATTAAATAAATTATATCAAATAAAACAATCTTGCAATAATAATTTTAATTCATCATCTGTTTCTTTTGATATGGATATTCATTCTGAACTAGGTTGTGTTATATTTGATGAAATTCATATGATTAATGATGCAGATAGAGGACATGTTTGGGAAAATAGTATTGTCTTTTTACCTCATCATATCCAAATTATTGGATTATCTGCTACATTGGACAATCCAGAACAATTTGCTAAGTGGATTGAAACTAAAGATACAGCCGATTCATCTGATTCATCAGATATATTAAATAATTCAAATAATTCAAATAAAATAGTATATTTATCAATGAAAAAAGAGCGCGCAGTTCCTTTGACACATTATAGTTTTATCACTGTAACATCTGGAATATTTAAAACAATTAAAGACAAATCTGTCCAAGAAGAAATCAAAGGGGCTATAAATAAATTAGTTGTTGTACAAGATTCAAAAGGTAATTTTAATGATACAAATTATTTGAAAATAACAAAAATGTTAAATATTTTTGAAACACAAAATATAAGATTAAAACGAAGTTTTGTATTAAATCAAGTGTCTCAACATCTAGTTCAAAATGAAATGTTACCAGCATTGTGTTATGTTTTTTCCAGAAAACAAGTTGAAATATGTGCAAAAGAAATAACTACTAATTTACTTGAATTCGACTCAAAAGTGCCTTATACTATAAATCGTGAATGTGAACAAATTATTCGCAAGTTACCAAATTATGATGAATATTTACATTTACCGGAATACATAAATCTTGTATCTCTTTTAGAAAAAGGTGTTGCGATTCATCATTCTGGAATGATACCTATACTTAGAGAAATCGTTGAGATTTTGTTTGCAAAAGGTCGTATTAAACTACTGTTTTGCACTGAATCTGTAGCAATCGGACTAAATCTTCCAGTAAAAACAACTATATTTACAGATATTAATAAACATGATGGAACCACATTTAGAACACTAATGGGTCATGAGTTTGTTCAAGCCAGCGGACGTGCCGGGAGACTAGGACTAGATATTGTAGGTCATGTTGTTCATTTAAATAATTTATTCAAAAAAGTTGAAACTGCAAAATATAAAATTATGTTGAGAGGACATCCACAAGTTTTAACATCTAAATTTAAGTTTTCTTATAATCTTATTTTAAATCTGATTGGTATAGGTAATTTTAAATTTATGCATTATGCAGAAAAAAGTATGATTATGAATGAAATAAATAAAGAAATTAAAGAAGTGTCTACACATATCGGATGGTTAAGTGAAGAATTAAACAATTTACAATTGTATGTTAGTCGTAGTAAAACACCAATAGATTCAATAAAAGAATACTTAGCACTTAAAGAAAAGAAAGAATACGCAAACAATAAAAAAATAAAAGAAGTTGACAGACACCTTAAATGTATGATTGACCAATTTAATAATTTGGAAAAAGATACATTATTGTATTTACAATTACTAGATAAACAAGATGAAATTAACAAATTACAACAACATTATGATAAGACAACTAATTTTATAAAATATGGGGTTGATCGTATATTAAATTTATTACAAAATGAAAATTTCATTACAATGTCAGATGTTCAAATAACCGAACAACAAATTGTGTCTCCATATTCTTTAACAAATTATGGATTTATTTCAATGCATTTGAGAGAAATTCATTGTTTAGTATTTGCAAAATTAATACACAATAAGATAATTACTAATTTATCTGCTATACAATTAGTATCGTTCCTAAGTTGTTTTACAAATGTATCCGTATCAGAGGAGATTAAAGACATTTATCCAAAGTGTGAAGATTACCAAGTTCAAGATATTATTTTAAAAACAACAGAAATGTATTTAGAATATAAAGATAAAGAATTGCGTTGCGATATTAATTCTGAAATAGATTACAATATGCATTATGATTTGGTTAATTATGTTAAAGAATGGGGTTTATGTGAAAACGTTGAAGAATGTAAACATGTATTACAAAAATTAGGTTTAGAAAAAGGAATATTTTTAGGAGAGTTTGTCAAAGCACTACTAAAAATAAATAATATATCTAATGAATTAGAAAAAGTATCTGAATTAATTGGAAACATTGAATTTTTACATAAGTTAAAAGATATACCAAATATAACTTTAAAATACGTTGTTACTGCTCAATCGCTTTATGTATAAAATAATAATATACTATATTATTATATATGAAACAATTAGTTAAAGGTGTAGTATATAAGATATGTTCAATAATTGTATTTTCATTTATATATTGGATATTTTCAGATCATTTTTTAAATAACAATAATAAATTACCAGCCCCAATTGATTGTTTATTTTTAAGTGTTACTGTTGAATCTGGTGTTGGGTATTCGGATTTAAATCCATTAACCAATTCTGCAAAAGCATTATTAATACTTCAACAATTTTTAATGATAACATCAAATATATTTTTATTATATATTTTTACAATTTAGACATATTAAAATAATAATATTAATCAATTATTACTTTAAATGAATATAATAGGAAATAAATATTTAATTGAATACAAAATAGGTGAAGGAACGTTTGGAACAATATATAAAGGTACAAATATTAGAACCAAAGAACAAGTTGCTATTAAAGTTGAACAAATAAATAACGGAACTAAGCTTATAAAAAATGAATCTAATATATATCAATATTTAAAAGATTGCAAATTTGTTCCAAACATTAAATGGTTTGGTAAAGATACAAATAATTACTATATGGTAATAAATCTATTAGGTGACTCATTAAATGTTGTTAAAGAAAAACAACAACAATCTGTTTTAACACTTAAACAAACATTACAAATTGGCGTTCAAATAATTATTATATTAGAACAAATTCATAATAAAGGATTAGTACATAGAGACATTAAACCAGATAATTTTTTATTCGGATTAAATAATAATGTAAATAAATTATTTATAATAGATTTTGGATTATGTAAAACATATTTAAATGGAAATAATAAACATATACAAATAAAATCTACATCAAGCCTTATAGGAACCCCTACATTTGCAAGTATTAACGCACATAATTGTTTAGAGCTAAGCAGACGAGATGACCTTGAATCATTAGGATATATGCTGATATATTTTGTAAATATAAATTTAAGTTGGCAATGCATTATAGAGAATAATCAAATAATGGAACATAAACAAAATATTACAAAGTATGATTATGTACCAAGCATTATAATAAAATATATGGATTACATTAAAAGTCTTACATTTGAAGAAGCACCAAATTATAGTTATTTAACGAATATGCTTAGCTCAGAAATTTAGTAATTTTATATTACGTGTATGTATATTTTTCTTTTTCTTTTTCTTTTTCTTTTTCTTTTTATTATATTATATTTATACAAAATAATATAAAGATAAATTAATGTAATAAAATATAATTAATGACTTCAGAAGTATCAAGAACACACACCGGTTGCGTCAAATGGTTTAACAATAAAGCCGGATATGGATTTATAACTTTGAATAATAGTGAATTAGCTGGAACAGATATTTTTGTTCATCATACTGCTATTGAAGTATCTAATGAACAATATAGATATCTTTTTCAAGGTGAGTATGTTGAATTGAATGTGAGCACAATTGAAGGTTCTGAACATAAACATCAAGCAACCAATGTAAGAGGAATTAATGGAGGAAAACTAATGTGTGAAACTAGAAATGAGAGTAGAATTTCTAAAAACAATTATAGGCTTAGCAAGCAACCAATTGACACAAACGAATCATCGTGGACAAATGTTTTAGCAAAAACTACCAATAAAAGACAACCATCACATCCTAGTTCGTCTGAAAAAAAACCTTCAACAAACAATAAGGTTAGACCTCAAAGAAAATCATCCAACAAACAAAATGCGGTCGCTAATGCATAAAATATTAACTATATAATATAAAAATATATGACAGAGGATGTATTAAATAAACTTTTTAATAAAATCTCAAATAATTATATTTTTATATATACTCCACCCAAAGTAGGCTCTACAACATTGGTTTCATCATTAAGAATATCATTAGGTAGCAGTTATAATATAATTCATATTCATGATGATATTATGTTACGTGTATTAACCAATAATAATGAAATAACAGTAAAGGGTATGATAGAACATTTATTGTATAAAGGAAAACATGTTTATATAATAGATGTTTATAGAGAACCGATTGAACGAAAAATATCTGAATATTTTGAAAAAATATCATGTTATCATTTTAACAATAGTGAAGAAAACATAAATAACTATAATATATCAAGAGTTATAAATAGATTTAATAAACTATTTCCACATTTATCTACGGAAGAACATTATTTTGATAAATATGATATTGAGGATCCAGTTCCATTTAATTTTAATAAAAAGTATTCACTTCAAATACTTAATAGAATTAAATATATTAAATTAAGATTAATGGACTCTAATAGTTGGAGTAAAATACTTACTGAAATATTTAATACAAAAATAGTGATAATAAATGATTATCAAACTAATAATAAAGTTATAGGTAAATTATATAGAAAGTTTAAAGAAGAATACAGAATACCGAACAATTTTTTAGACCAGATAAAAACATGCAAATATTTTAACTTTTATTTATCAGAACAAGAGAGAAATGAATATATACAAAAATGGAGCACAAAAGTGACTAGTGAATGTAATCCATTTACATCAGATGAGTATAAATTTTATTTAAATATATGTTTAGAAAATCAATATTATAATGATATTCAAGTTAATCATTATATAGATGAAGGATGCGGCTGTAAACATTGTAAAATAAAAAGAAAAAATATTTACTTAAGAGCATATAAAGGCGAACAAATACATGAAAGGATAATGCATACAGAAGTAATAAATAATGTAATAACAAATAAAAATAATATATTATTGAATGCTGTAAAAACTATCAAAAGTAAAATTAATACTAAAACAAATAAATTACTACTATATAATCAACCAAAATAAAAAATGGTTTGGGATAAACCTTCACTCTTATGAGTGGTAGATTTTACAACACTTAACGGAAACCCTTTTCATTTTTTATTTTATTTTTATTTTTATTTTTATTTTTATTTTATTTTTTATTATTATTTTTATTTTATTTTTTAAAATTTATTTTTTTTAAAGCCATTGGCAAATTTCACGTTTGAAGAAAGGATCATTTAATACTTTAGATACATTTATTTTATCATGTTGTTTAAAATCGTGAAGAAATGATAAGAAATCGCATCTTTGATTCCATAATATTATAGATGATCTCGTAAAAAGCACTTGATTTTTAAGTTGCACAAACTGTTCTTTTATAACATCATTTTCAATATCATTTTCATCAAATGGTGAAAACATCAGCAGTTCAATGTTAGAGTAATACCTCAGAAGATCTTTATTTTGCAATATCCATATTTTATAGTCATCTGAATATTGAGTAAGTGTTCGTCTTAATCCTACGTTATACATACCTTCCATATATAAAGATTCAACATCACCGTCTACTATTAACTCTTTTTTTTCAAAATAATCGAATGTTCCGGTTCTAAACTTTTCCCAAAAGTTGTGTTTAGACAAAGAATAAACATTGTCAATATAGTTTCTCGAAAAACAATAGTATTTCATCATGCGTTGATAATCTGACTCTTCTAAAGGTATATCATCATGAATAGTATCAATTGCTAATAAGTCGCCTAACAAATCATCAACTGGTTGTTCTGTCAATTCACCTAAAATATTTGATAAATCAACATCATTTAGAGTTGGATGAATAACTAATTTGGGAAAATAAATAGAATTCATAATAAAAGTGTAAAAGTGTAAAAAGGAAGCAAATTGTAAAACAAAGTAAAGGCGAATAATAATAATAATAGAAAGTATAAAAAATAAAATTCATTTCAATTTTTTATTTTTAATATGTAAAAAATAAAAAACATAAATTATCTAAAAGCAAAAGCAAATACCCCAACAGCAATAATACCAAATACGAAGCCTAAATGATAATAAATCTGCATTTTTCTATACATTTGTAGCCATATTTTAGATTGTTGTTGATTATTAATGTGATTTAACATCCAATCAGATTTTGGAGATAATATATAATAAAAATAATTAATAATGAATGTCGTAGTGATTACTATACATACTAAATACAAACTATTATTCTTTTCTCTCTTAAATTTTAAATTGTAATAAATAATAAAGAGTGAAATAATAATTCCTAAGCCGTAACCACATAAACTAATATACAACCTTTCTTGAACAATTTTATTATATAAAGTTTTTAAATTATTAGGTAATTTATCTACATAGTGTTTAATAACTTTATCGTTAGTTGTTGCATAATAAAAATAAATTTTGCCAATAATAAAAATAAGTGCCATAGCACATGTAATAGAACAAGTCATATATAAATTAATACGAAAAGAAAAAAAGCTAAAAAGTAAAAGAAAGATGTGAAAGAAAGTAAAAGAAAAA